GGAGATGATGTCCAAGCTGGAAGCCCGGACGCTAATTCCAATAAATTCCCGTCAGTCGCCTTCGCCAGTCTCGACAACTGGTCGGATGCCGACGCGTAAATAATGTCGCCTGACGCCTGGGAATTCAAAACGTGAGTTCCCACGCCCTCCCATTCGGCCTGTGTCAGTTCGGTTCCGACTGATCCATGTCTAAGTTCATTAGCCATATTTAACCTCTATGTGGTTTGTAGTATACCCGAAAAACCGCCACGTCGAACGCCGTCGCGAATCGCTTCGCCGACTTTGCGCTCGAAATCATCGAAGCCATAAGTCGGGCCGTTGATATTGACCGTTACCCCGACGCCCTGACTGCCGTTTAGCGGGATAACCGCTTCAGGCCCGCGTTCGCCTATCATGGCGACGGTCGGCGACCGCACGATCCCGCCTTTTGCGAGTTTCGGTATCTCTGGAATATCGAGCGACCAGCCCTGCCCGCCGATCCCCGGAACCCATTTCGGGACTTTGATACTAATTTTATTGGCCCCGCGAATCATTAAATTCAGCGCGGCGATCAGGATATTCACATAACCTTTGATACCGTCGATGACGAGAGATACCGTGGCCTTCATACCGCCCCAGATCGTGTCCCAGTTGTCTTTTAGGAATAGCAGTCCCTTGATCAGTGCGCCACCCGGTAGAAGCCAACCGAACGGGCCGTCAATAACGCCCGCAATAAAATCGACCACAGGCTCGAATGCGCTTTTTATCGCGCCCCAGACAGTCGCCCATGTCTTTTGGAATATCTCGACGATCTTGTCCCAGTTCTTCCAGACCACAATCAGCCCCGCAATGGCGGCGGCGATCCCGATTATTATGAGGCCCACTGGCCCCATTGCAAGGTTCAGGGCTGACATTGCCGCGGTCTGGAGCCATGTGGCCGCGGTCGCTATTGTTTGAGAAGCGGCCATCGCTGAAATTCCTGTCGCCAATGCCGGGATCATAATTACCATTGGCCCGACTGCATTCGCAAAATTCCCAATCGGGGCCAATGATCCTTTTACCTTATTTTTCATAATGTCGAATTTGTCAGACGTTGTGAGCGTTTCTTTTGCAAGGTCTGCGACTTTACCCTCAGAATTCGCCATCGCTTCCAGCAATCCCCCCGGCCCGTCCAATGAAAAAGCCCCTTTGTCGATTGCGTCTTTAAACCTGACACCCGCACCCGCCCCGAATGCGTCGGTCGCAAGTGCCATCGCCTCTGTATCAGACGAAGCATTCTGTATGCCTGAAATCATGTCTCTTAAGCCACCAGCAATGTCGGTGACTCCTTCTTTTGCTAGTTTCTGGACGGCTGTATTTAATCCGGGCATCATTTTTGAAGCTGACAAACCCGCCGCTTCCATGTTCCCGACAAGAGCCGTCGATTCATCGAGGCTTAAACCCATTGTCTTTAATTGTGGGCCGAATTTAACAACAGTTTCGGCCAGTTTAGTCATGGGGACGCCGACCGCCTGTGAAACTGCCGTCAATTTATCCAGTTGTAATTGTGTTTCTTCCGCAGGGACGCCGAACGCTCCCATTGAGTCGGCGACGGCCTTAATCATGGGCGCGGTTTCCTCGCCCATTGCCCGCGAAACGTCCAAAAATGCCTTTGTGACGTCTTCGAGTTGTTCACCCTCGAGGCCCATTTCGGTATTGATGTCAGCGATCGCACTCGATACCGCCGCGGCGTCCTGTGGGACATCGGCCCAGACGTCCTTAAATGACTGGTTCAGCCCTTCCAGTTGCTTCCCAGACGCCCCTGTTCCCGCGGCGATCGTGTTTGTTGCTTCCTGATATTCCTGTCCAAGTTTCGCCGCCGCTCCTGCCGCCAACGTCAAACCGCCCGCCGCCATTGCGACACCCTTCATGGCTGTCCGCATTTTGCCGCCCATGCCCTTGACGTTTTGTTCCGCCTTTTTTGTATCGGCGTCAACCTGAATTGTTATTTCGTTCGCCATCGTCCTCGACTTTGCCTTCGCTTATTATGTGTAACATCTTAAGAATGCCGACGTTTTCGCGCAATATAACCGACGGCGGACAACCATACCTTTGACAAAGGTTGTCGACCATCTCCGCCGTTTCCAGCTCGACGGGTTTTACCACTGGCGACCCGTCCCGATATGTCCCGCCCCGAACAGCCTTCCACCGGGCTATGTCGAGGCGGAGCGTTCCCCCGCCAATGTCGCCGCGTTCGCCCACGCCCCAAGGATTGCCGTTCCCAGGTGCGGAGGCAATGCCAAAAATCCTTCGGCGTCCGCTGGTAAATTTGACCCGTCCTCGTCCTGTAAATTCCACGACGTCAAGATTTGGTCGCCAAACATCCTGAATGCCTGTCGTAAATTCTCGGGTTCGTTTTCTGTGGAATTTGCGAGGGTCTGCAAGTTCAGAAATGTTTCGAGGTTGACGTCTAGTTTCGCCTCTATGCGGACACCTTCATAATCGGGATTATCGAAAACGAGAATCGCTTTTCTGCGCTCTATTACAAACGGTTTGACCCCGTTTTTGCTGGCGTTAATACTGGTTACCATTTAGACCGTACTCCAAGCCGGGACTGTACCGCTTTGCAGATTTAACGTCACCGACCATGTCAATTCGCCCGTTGTGCTTCTGGTCACGTTGTAATTTCCGACGAGCATTTCCATCGCGAGCTTGGGATTAGAGGATGTGTTACCCCCGACCCTCAAATCAAATGTCCGCGTTCCCGTCCGGGTTTTGAAAACGTCGTGGCTTTTGTTGCTCGCGGCGTTGAAAAACCCGCTCAATGAGACATCGCCGTCACTCATCCCTGTAATTCGTTCTTGAGCGGATTTGTCCAGCCCTGTCGTAGTGATTAACTCCTGGGAAATATTGATCCCGTAATCGCCGATATCGTTTGAGATATCACGGGCCGTTCCCCCGCTGTCATCAACTGCCAGATAATCGCCTAAACCTGTTTGTTTCGCCATCTCAACCTCCTTATGATCTACTAAATAATACAGCTATTTTTGCATCGCTAAACGTTCCCGTCGTGGTGACTTTCAAATATCTGGCAACGTTTCCTGTCATCTCCAATCGTTCTGCGGTAGGTGCGCCAGCCGCGGCAACAGTTGAGAATGTTTGAAAGTTCGAGTAGGAACCGCCGCTCGAGGTAGATTCCTGTAAATTTACTGTGACACTGCCAGATGCAACGCTAAACACCTGCAGATAACCAGTCCCGCCATTAGTCGTCGCCGCCCCGCTGTCAACTACCGTGCCAGAACCCGCCGACGAATGGGTGTCGTCATGTGCTGTTAACATTTCCCCGTATTCTGCGCCGCTACCGTTCGCAGAATAAGTCGTCGAAGCGGTAATGGCCGACCCCGGCCCGCGGGCGATGTTATATGTTCCCTGTTTTGACACTAGCCCGACCCCGGCATCCCCCGCCGCTGATCCCATCGGTATTAAAACAAGCTGGTCGGCGGTCGGTAGTTTATTTGAATTAGACGTCCAGACCGCGTGTTGACGCGAGGACGCATTATCGAAAAACGCTTCGACTGAAATCTCACTGTCTACTGTCCCGACAATTCGTTTCCGGGCCGAAACGTCGAGCGTTGTGACGTCGAGTAATTCATTCGTATAACCCAGACCCGACAACGCGTTCGCGTCGCCTGACAGGTCATATCCAGCCGTGTATAACCGCACATTCAAACCGTTAGTCTTTGCCATTGTTCCTCCCTACGGCGTGATCGTAACCTCGCCCATCAATTCCATTTCAAAAGGTACAGAAACCGTCCTGAATACTCCGCCGCCCATGTTCACATACCCAATCGTTGCAGGGCCGACATTAGAGTCGGTCACATTGCCCCCCAGGTTGGCGTCAGAGCGGAGTTTTGCGTCGATCTGGTACATTGCGTCCCAGACCGCCTCCTCGATGCTCTCACGAACGTCCGGGCTGTCCTGCATTCTAAAATACGCCCGAACCATAACCGAAACCCGCGATCCGATATCGCCCAATGTCTCAAAAGCCGCAATCCTCCCGGTCAACCAGTACGCCAGAACGGGCGATCCTGCGATCGCCAGCGGTTCGCCCCGATACACCGCAACAAATGCGGGATCAGATATCGTCGATAACAGCGTATCGATCTGACTCAACGCGCCCGATCTGCTCATCCCATAGCCTCGACAATTGCGTCGCCGATATATTCCTCGTACAGTTTCGGATTGTTGTTAATGTGGTTATATGCGTTCTCAAACATCTGGTAGCCCGGAAATCCCGGCCGTGCGCGGTTTCGTTTACTTATTCCTTCAACCCATGACGCATAAATCAAGTTCCGCCCCAAACGAAACTCGCCCGCGTCGATCTGTGCGACGTTGTCCCGCGGGACTGACGCCCCGATATGGTTTCTGAGATTTGCGCTGATGCGGCCGTGACGATTTTCCTCGTCGCCGTATAGCTGTTTTTTTACAAAGTTTGATCCCTCGATCGTTGCCAGATCGAACAGGCCGCGGTTGACAGCCTCAGTAAGCCCAAGCGAAACCTGGGACGGCGCGTCAAACATCGGGCCTTTAACCTTGAACGTCGTTTGCGGTGTCGGCATTAAAATATAACCCCGTTCGATGTCCCCGTCGCCCTGTACTGGTCGAGGGTCATCAGGATCGATTGTATTTCGCCTTCGGCCGAAGTGATTGATGCTTCGCCTGCGCCGATCGTCGTTACCGTTCCCAGATCGCGATCCCGGAAAACAATTTTTGATAAATCCAGACACGCCTGAACGACTAATTCAGGGTAGTCATACCGGTATAGCGACGCGCCCCCGCTATGAGTCGCGGCGGTCGAACCGTTGACGCCCCGTTCTACTGTCAACGTGTTACCGCTGATTGACGTTATATATAACTGCTCAGAGTCGATGAGGATCGTCTGGGCCGGGCCTAGATTCGCCGCGGATGTAACCGAAGCCGATGTCGCCGTCGTTGATCCTATAGCGTCCGACGTCGTCACGCTGACGGTGTCCGCTGTATAGCCCCATGATCCGACGATTGACAGTGTTTGTTGTCCCGAATCAAATCCCTTTGTCGTGTCCTCATTCAGCTTCAAAATTGTTTTAGGTGTTGAGTTATACGGCATCAGGAAAAAGTCGTTCGCATAACCTTCGGTCAATGTTTCCGATGTTGCCCTGTCGGTCGCCCCGTATGCCGTGACCGTGGTCGGGCTGATAATCCAGTTATCGAGCGGAATAACCCCGGCGGTTGAATTACCCATCGCAACGTCAGCCGTCCCCGTGGTCGTTTGATACTGCGGCGAATTTTGCAAGGTTCCGAAACCGATATCGAAATAACGGGTCTGGGTCTGCGGCCCGAATGTTCCGCCTCCGCAATAATCGTCAATCCTTCGGCTGGATGCCTCGAGGATACGGCGTATCGACGCC